GAAATCAAAAAGCCAACCCTAAAATTGCAGATATGAACAAAAACGAAGCGCGCATCGTCTACCATGACACCCCGGAGAACAGATTAGCCATCCTCGACATCTGCGCCCAGGTTACCGGCATCACAAGGGAACAAATCCTTTCCCCGTGCCGTGAACGAAAATTGGTCCTTGCGAGGTCCATTGCGGCCAAATTATACCGTGAACGCATGAGGATGACGCTAAAGCAGACAGGGGCCGTTCTTGGCCATCCCAAGGCCCCAAAACACTATTCTAGCGTCATACACATGACCGAGATGCTTGACGATCTGCTGTGGACCAAAAACGACGAAGCGACATCCGCGTGGGCCGAGGTGAATTTTATCTTGGCAAAGGTCATAACCAAAGGTACCAGGGTGGTGGTGTACATACCGGATGGTGACGACGGGGAGCTGTTGCAATACCTGTACAAAAATGACTACCGCCACGAAATAGTTGAGTAAATTTGCGATGATGAGTAGCGAAATAGTTTCGACGGAACTCGACGTGCTGAAAAGGGGGATGATTGAAGCCCTTGAAGCCAATCTTGGCATTGTCACCCCTGCTGCATCAAAAATCGGCATACATAGGTCAACGCACTATTACTGGATGAAGACCGACCCCGACTACGCGGCAGCCGTCGAATCAGTGCAGGATATTGCCCTTGACTTTGCCGAAAGCAAGCTGCATGAGCAGATCAAGGACAAAGACACCATTGCCACCATTTTCTACCTCAAGACGAAGGGAAAGAAGCGTGGATATGTCGAAAAACAGGAAATATCGCTGGAAGCCAATGTCAAACCAATGATTGCCCTGCATGGCCCGGCCGACACGTGATGTCGATGTGAACGCATCGGCCGTCAGGACCATCCGGTATTTGCAAGATGCCAACGGCCCCCGTTATATCTGCCATGAAGGTGGTGCAAGGTCGGGGAAGACCTACGGCATCATGCAGGCACTGATTTACCATGCCATGCAGCACCGAAGGCTGAAGGTGTCGGTGGTCAGTCATTCACTTCCCCATCTGAAGCGTGGTGCCATGCGCGACTTCTTTGACATCCTTGAGGCATGGGGGTGGTATGACGAGAATCAGCATAACAAGACGGACAACATTTACACCTTTCCGGAGACGGATAGTTATATCGAGTTCTTCGGCCTTGAGGACCACGACCGTGCCAAGGGTCCGGGTAGGGATGTACTGTTCTGCAATGAAGCCAACTTGTTGTCCAAAGCCCTGTTCGACCAGCTCGACATGAGGACCAAACATAAGGTGGTCACCGACTTAAACCCTTCCGACTTTGACGTATGGTGTTATCATCTTGCGGACGGGAAGGATGCGATCAAGATACACAGCACGTATAATGAAAACAGATTTCTTCCCGATTCTCAAAAGCGTGTCATCGAAGGCTACGCACAGGCAGACCCGATGATGTGGAAGGTGTTCGGCCTTGGAGAGCGTGGAGCAAGCCAAGAGCAGATTTACACCCATTGGCGTGTCACCAACGACATCCCACAGGGTGACGTGTTCTATGGACTTGACTTCGGTTTCCGCAACCCAACGGCAATGGTGCGGGTGACTATCGCGGATGAATGCGCATACGTGCATGAACTTTTGTACCGGTCGGGTATAAACACAGGGGAACTGATGCAGATTATACCCGAACTGGTACCGGACAGATATGCCGACATTTACTGTGACGCAGCCGAGCCAAAGACCATAGATGAACTGTACCGATCGGGGCTGAATGTCAAGCCAGCGGACAAGGATGTGTATGCCGGCATCATGAAGGTCAAATCTTTACCTTTGTTCATCACCGCGTCATCTGCCAATCTGCTGAACGAATTGAAGAAATACAAGTGGAAGACGGACATGAACGGCAAGATCATCGACAAGGAGCCTGTGAAAGCAGATGATCACTTGTTGGATGCCATGCGATACGCCATCTTCACACGAACAAAAACGCCTAAAGTAACCTGGGGAGTGATATGACGCTACTTGATAGATTGTTGGGCAGGAAGAAAGGGTTGAACCCTACTGCCACCACCTTCGGCATGATACCTGTGAACCAAGGGCAAATCCTTGGGCAGTTCGATGCGCAGAAGTACACGAGTGCATATGAGGACAACAGTGATGTGTATGCCATCGTCAGCTTCCTTGCGCGCAAGGCTGCGTCCATCCCTTGGTATGTCTACAAGACCAACAACGGGCAAAAGGCAAAGGTTTCACTTGAACGCTACAAGCGACTGACCAAAGGGCTTGGCCATCCGGGTGCGCTCGATCAGGCCATACGTGAGCGCAAAGCGGCCTACGATGAGAACATGATTGCCCAGGACACAAACACTGCGCAACTGCTTGCCAACCCAAACGGGTACCAAGGCCAAGACCAGTTCTTCGAGCAGCTTTTCGGTATGCGGTTCCTGACCGGTGAAGGCTTCATCTGGGGCAACGATGGAAACATCGACCGGGGGCAGTTCACCGAACTATTGGTGATGCCTTCGCAGTACATGGACCTGGTCTCGGATTCGCAAGACCTGTTCGGCATCAAAGGGTGGTACCTGACATCCGCAACTGGTAACATCGGACTTGCAAAGGAAGATGTGATGCAGTGGAAGTCATGGAACCCGCAATTTGATTCCGTCACCCGCACACACCTGCGTGGGGTGTCCCCCATCAAGGCCGCATGGAACAACTACCTGATGGGTGCCGAAGCTCAAAAGGCAGCCGCCAAGCTGATGGCCAACGGTGGGGCGAAGGGCGCGCTGGTACCAAAGCCCGTGGGCAATCAGATACCTTTGGTTGACGAGAAGACCGCAGCCAACATGCAGCGTGCCTTGGCAGATAGGGTCAACAACAATGACCGATATGGGCAGGTGGCGATGCTACAAACCCCTTGGGAGTTCTTAAACTTTGGCCTGACATCAAGCGAAATGGCCTTGATCGATACCATGAAGTTCAGCCTTGAACAATGGTGCCGTGTGTTCTCAATGCCAGTGGTTCTGTTCAGTGCCGACAACATGGCCGACAACAACTACCAAAACGCACTGCGCGATCTTGTCACCAACACGATCGTTCCGATGTGCGCACAGCTTCGGGATGAACTGAACAAATGGCTTGTGCCGAGAATGAATGACAGAAACGTGTTCATCGACTTTGACATCATGGCCCTGCCCGAACTGCAACGAGATATGGAGAAGATGGTAAACGGCCTTCGGTCGGCAGACTGGCTGACGTATGATGAAAAGCGAATCGCAATGAACTACGAACCGAAGGGTGGGGCATACGAATCCGCATACATCGCGCAGGGGCTGGTGCCAATCGAAGAAGCCACCATGACCCTGACAACGGAAGCAGGCAACCTTGGGAATGTCGGATGAGGCACTGATATGGCAACTGATCTACCGACGATTCCCCAAGCTGCCGACCGAAAGGACGTGCATGACGGAATACCGGATGCGGCAGGCAGCACGACAGGCATACGAAGTAAGGATAAGGCGTGAATTACAACCAACGGCGAACATATCAGCAGAACTGGCACAGGCTATTGCGGAGATACGAGAAGAAGTACCTGCCCCGCATCCTGAAGGCGCTGGAAGGTGAAGCCAAAAGGTTTATCGCCGAAGCCGAGCGGGTAGGATTTCAAACAGCCTTTCGCAGCTTCGGTCTTGTGAATCCGCAACTGCTTTCCGTGATCGAGCAGATGCACAAGGAGGTGGGTTTGAAGTTCGGCAAGGATGTCAACAGATACTTGACTAGAACACAAAAAATATCCTTCTTCAATGCAAATTTTCTATTGAACTTGGTGGAGATACTGACCCGCCAGGCACTTGAACTGCTCACGGCAGTGGAGACCACGACAAAGGAACGCATCCTACAAATCCTGAACAGGTCAACAATAGAACAGCTGTCATTCGTAGATACGGCAAGGCTGATCACGGAACAGGTGGCCAACCCTGAACGTGCATTGACTATCACACGGACGGAGTCGAACAGGGCTGCAAACATCGCTGCATTTGAAGCCGCGAGGATTCAGGACTACGAGGTGACCAAGGAGTGGATCAGTTCGATAGATAGCCGCACAAGAAGATACCGGGAGAAAGATGAGTACGACCATGCCATCCTTGATGGCACCGTGCAGGAACTTGACCAAGCCTTTCAGCAGACAGGACGGACCAAAGGCATCATTGCAAATGCACAGTACCCATTGGACGCACAGGCACCTGCCGCATTTACCATAAATTGCAGGTGCGTTTTGGGCTTTGAGAATAAGCGGGACGCGAGTGGTAACCTGATACCAAAAAGATTTATCTGATGCCAGTAGAAAAGTGTGACAACGGCAAATGGAAGATAGGTGACGGTGAATGTATCTACAACACCGAAACAGCGGCACTGCGCGCCTATGCCGCATATCTTGAAATCGAAGCGGGTGAAGAAGAAGATGACGATGACGATATGAAGGCATTGTCTGCCGACACCAAGGAAGAAACCTACAACGACTATCCAGAAGCGGCCAGCAACAACGCAAAGCGCGCATTGAAATACAAAGAAGAAAACGGCTCATCATGTGGTACGCCAGTTGGATGGACGAGAGCGCGACAGCTTCCCGACAGGGAGCCTTTGAGCCGTGACACCATCGCCCGCATGGCATCCTTCAAGCGGCATCAGCAGAATAAAGATGTGCCTTATGACGAAGGTTGCGGGGGCATCATGTGGGACGCATGGGGAGGTGACGCAGGCATTAACTGGGCAATCGCTAAATTGCGGTCGATTGATAATAAAAATGAGCCGATGATATACGGTTACAAACGCATGACGCAGGATGTAAAGGACGTGGATGCCAAAAAAGGCATCGTGTCCGGTTACTTTTCCGCGTTCAACATAGTCGATAGTGACGGGGACATCATCCGTCCGGGTGCTTTCAAAAGGTCGATTGAAGATTGGTTCCCCAAGGGAAGGGTCAAGCATCTGCTGAACCACGACCCCCGGCAACCCCTTGGAAAGATCACCGTCCTGAAAGAAGACAACTACGGCCTGTACTACGAAAGCCAGATAGGCACCCACAATCTCGGCCGGGATTTCATCAAGATGGTTGAATCCGATCTGGTGAAAGAACATTCAATTGGCTTCAACGTCCGCAACCATAAGAAGGGCAAAGACGCAAATGAACTGCTTGACATAACTTTGTACGAAGGTTCATCTTTGACTTCATGGGGTGCAAACGAATACACACCAATGCTTGGTGTCAAGTCGCTCGACCAGCGCAAAGCAAGGGTCAAGCAACTTGAGAAGTTCGTAAAGCACACGGATGCCACAGATGAAACGATTGAACTACTGATGTTAGAAATTAAGCAGCTGAACCAACTGATCGAGGACATAAGTAGCGCACAGGCTCCTGCAATTGCAGACCCTGCACCGCCAACGGTCGATCTCGTGAAGATGGTTACTGATGCTTGGGATATAGCTATTTACAAACAATCAAAACACTGATAACGTGGAAGTAAAAGACATCGTTAGCGCGCTCGAGCCCAAGGTGGCCGAGCTGAAGGCCCAGGTGGCCAGCGAGGTCGCAGCCCTCGACGCAAAGCATGCTGCAACGGTCGCTCAACTGAATGAGGACGCACAGAAGAAGGGTGAAAGCCTTGTCGAGCTTCGCGAGAAGGTCAACAGCCTGATTTCATCCAACGGCAAGATCAAGGCTTCCATTGAGGCCGAAGCCTTCGCCGATCGTCAGAAAGCCCTGAAGGGTGCCATGATCGACATCGTAGCCGAGAACTACGACAAGATCCGTGAGATGGCACCTTTCAACGCGATGAAGACGGTGGGTGTGATGAACATGACGGACAACCTGACGGGTACCAGCCAGATCAGCTATCTGGACAGCCCGCAGATGCGCTCGTTCTTCAACCCGCACCTGTACGATGTGTTCCGCATCATCCCGACTGCCACAGGCAACGTCACCTTCCCTCGCGCCACTTCCGGCATCGGTGAAGGTTCCTTCGGTACCCAGACCGAGGCAAACGCCAAGGCACAGGTAGACTACGATGTGACGATGGTAAATACCAGCCTGTCCTACATCGCAGGTTACGCCAAGGTGTCCCGCCAGATGCTTCAGGATCTGCCCTTCCTTCAGGCATACCTTTCGCAGTCGCTGCTTGAGGACTGGAACCGCCGCGTGAACAACAGTTTCATGTCCACCATCACCGCATCTGCCACCGCAGGTTCCACCTCGGCCACTCCGGTCGCTGAAAGGGTCGTGGACTATGTGGCCCAGCACCTGGCCCTCGGCCTCGGTCAGCCCAACCTGATCCTGACCACCCATGCCGTGTGGGCTTCCGTTCTGAAGACCGTTCCCACGAATGGTTCCTACTCGGTTCCCGGCGGTGTGGTCATCGGCCCCGGTGGTGAAACCCGCATCCTAGGCATCCCGCTGGTTCCCCATGCGCAGATTGTGTCGGGCAAGATCTATGTGATGAACACCAACATGTTCGCCATCGCACAGGCTTCCGGCATCGCCGTCCGCAGCACGGAGTTCGACCAGGACGATTTCATCAAAAACCTTGTCACGTATCGTGCCGAGGCCCGCATTGGTCTTCTGTCGTTCCAGCCCACTGCCGCCATCTACGGTTCCGCATCCTAACAGGGGGTTTTTCTATAGGGGTCGGCATATCGCCGGCCCCTTACTTTACACACACGTCATGCCCATCGGTTCCTATTCCGCCTATCGTCAGGTGATGCGTCACATGTTGATGCACTCACCCAAATCAGTGCTTGACCTTGGCATCGGTCACGGCATCAATGGCGCCGGGGTTCGCAACTGGCTTGACCTTGGCGTGCAGCCATACAAGACATGGCTTGTCGGTGTTGAGGGATGGAGCAAGTATTATTCTCCGCTGTGGGAATGTTACAACGAAGTGCATCAATGCACCATTCAGGAGTACATACAGGATGACAGGGTAAAAGAAACCTTTGACTGTATCCTAATGACCGATGTCATCGAGCATTTCGACAAGGAAGAAGGGAACTGGGTCATCGCAAGGTTGAAAGAAAGGCTGACGGTTGGGGGTGTACTTATCATCTCGACCCCTGCCGTATGGATCGAGCAGGGTGACGCGTATGGCAATGAACTGGAACGGCACCGTTCCCTTTGGCATTTTACCGATTTCTTGGACTGTGAGATTATCGACACCGGCATGCAGCCCGATGACATGGGGTACATGATGCTGACCGTAAAGTACACACAGCGA